GATAAAGTAGAATATACCTACCCATATGGTAGACAATGGCTAACTGCGTGGGGTAAACTAGAGTTTGAACCGCATTGGAGGTCTAATAACTTTAGTACGGTGTCTACAAAAAGCTATAATGACCTGGAAGTACAAAAGAAAGGTGCTGATTTAGCTATGGATGCGTATATAGCGTACAAAATGGCAGGTTTATCGCCAGATTGGGAGAAAATAGGTAGATTATATAGGCCTGACCAAGATAATCCCGTTATTGCAGCAAAAAGATTATTTAAAACAAAGCAGGTAAAGAAGATGATACAGGATAAATTGAAAGAAGTCTTAACAGACAAGAACATCGATGAAGGATTTGTACTAGATGTAATAAAAGATGCTATTGAAGTAGCTAAGGTAAAGGAAGACTCTGGTAATATGATACGAGCAGCTAAAGAGTTGTCAGAGTTTCTAGATATGAAACCTAAGACGAAACAGGTTACAGAATCCTTGGAGATGGATATGTCGCATCAGATTGCAGATAGTTATGAAAAACAGACTAAGAAACTAAAAGCAACACAAACGAGACAAATAGATGAAGAAAACAATCATTATATCGGGCAAGAAGACGAATCTTGACGAGCTACTAGCAGTATTGGAAGATGTAGCAGAAGATTTTAAAGTGACGATAGTTATAAAAAATGGATAAGAAAAAGATATTATTAGAAATGCAACAGGATATGTTGTTATTTGGGCGTATGGTGATGCCTAATATGTTTAGTAGTGAATCACCTCCCTTTCACTATGACCTGACTAAGGAACTGCTCAACGATGATGAGAAACAAATAAACATCATTGCTCCTAGAGGTCATGCAAAAAGTTCGGTAGCGGCTGGGATATTTCCTTTGTTTCATATGATGTTCACTCCTGGTGTGAAGGTAATCGTACTGGTTTCCCGAACACAATCCCACGCTACCAAACTTTTAGGTACTATCAAGGATGTATTAGACTATTCACAAGAGTTCCGATACTTCTTTGGATACTGGGGTATGCAATCTGCTAGAAAGTGGACTAATACCGAAGTAGAACTAAAAGACGGCAGTTTAATTGTATGCAAGGGTACAGGTCAGCAGATACGTGGTATTAAACACGGAAATCAACGACCTACTCTGTTAATACTTGATGACCCTGAAGATGAGAATAATACTAAAACCGCTGAAGCAATGGAGTATAATCTGCGTTGGTTATTACAATCTGGTGTTCCATCTGTTGACCCGCTTACGGGTAGGATTGTGGTGATTGGTACTCCCCAACACGAACGTTGTTTAGTAGAAACATTGAAAGAGATGAAAGGTTGGAATACCAAAGAGTATAGACCTATCCTAGAAGAGAATTATAGTTTATGGCCAGAAGTATGGCCTGTAGAGAAATTAAAGCAAAAGAAAGAAGAATTAGAAAGTATTAACCGATTATCGGTGTTTTATAGAGAATACCTATGTCAAATCGTAGGTGATGAAGATAATTTATTTAGAAAAGATGACGTTCAGTACTATGATGGATACATTGAACAAAGTGAGCAAGGGTTGTCGACCCTCGTTCTGACGAACCTGAATGGTGAGGAAGTAAACGAGAGGAGACCTGTAAACGTGTTTACTGGTATCGACCCTGCATCTAGTACGAAGAAAGGAGCAGACTATAGTGTTATATTCAATATTGCTGTTGATGGTGATAATAATCGTTGGGTACTCCCGTATTACAGAAAAAGAGCGACTCCCTTAGATTTAGCTGATTCCATTATCAATAACTTTAAAAATTACAAAAGTGCTAAAACAAGGATTGAATCTGTTGGATATCAGGAAATGTTGAGACAATACATTAAAGAAAAAGCAGAAGAACTAGGAATGTTTATTCCTGGACTTGAAATAAAAGAAAACCCTAGAACTAGCAAATCGTATCGATTAGAGAGCTTACAACCATTGTTTGCTAATAAAAAAGTGTATATACAAAAAAATATGCAAGCATTTATAGATGAACTAACATTATATCCTCGTGGTAAGCACGATGACTTGTTAGATGGATTCTTTTATGCAAACAAGAATTGTTATAGACCTACCCATGATTCTACCACAGAAATGCAAGAAGACCCCTGGTATAAAAGGAAATCAACTAAAAGTTGGAAATTATTGTAGATTTCTCTTGACAATAATGAAATAATTCCCGTAATTTCGCTATAGTACATTTATGGAAAAAAGCAAGTATTATTTAGACTTTGATGAATTTATTTCAAAACTAGATAGTTTAGATAAGGTAGAGATACCAAAGGGATATATAGCGATAGATGCCAAAAAAGATACAAAAAAGAGTACAAAGCACAAGAACTCAAAGTCAAGATGACTTAAAGTTTGTTTTTGATTATGAGACTGGTGATGTAAACCAGGTAGAAATAGACGAAGAAGTACAACTAACTAGAGAGCTATTTCACGATTATAAAAGTGCTAGAGAGTTATGGGCACAAAAATTTCAAGAATCTGTAGAGTTTAGAGCAGGTGCACAATGGACTAATGAAGAACGTGACGTACTAGAAGCACGTGGTCAAGCACCAATCGTAGTAAATAGAATACATCCTATTGTAGAAACTGCTAAATCCCTCCTTACATACAACTCACCTCAGTTTCGTTCTACTGGTCGTGAAGACTCGGATAGAGAAACAGCAAAGGTCTTTTCAGACTTGTTTCAGTATATATGGCAAATATCTGCTGGAGACGAAGAATTAAAACAAGCTATTGACGATTACTATGTTGGTGGTATGGGAGTTCTTCAAGTATACCAAGACCCTGATGCTGATATGGGTAAAGGTGAAGTGTATATCAAGTCTATCAATCCATTAGATGTGTACATAGACCCAAATGCAAAAGATGGATATGCTAAAGATGCTGCAAATATTCTAGTAACAACATATATGACAGATGAACAAGCAATGCAAACATATCCAGAGTTTTATGATATTATTGAACAATCTGCAATGCATCCTGACGAATCAGATGATTATCCAGTTACAAACTTAGCAGCTACTGAAGGGCAACTATTTACTACAGATGGAACAGAAACTGTACATAACAGAAGACAATACATAGAACGTTATTCAAAACAAATGGATTCTTACTATAATTGTTACGAACCATTTTCTCAACAAGAGCATTTGCTTACAAAAGAAGAATATGAAGAGTATTTAAAAACATATTATGTTAAAGTAAAAACCATTAAAGGCGAAGAAATTATTCTATTTGAAGAAGAATCTGTTGAAGATATGTTTAATATTATAGAAACTATAGGACCAATGTTCCATTATGAAGTACCAGATTTACAAATGGATGAACAGGGAAACCCTATTCCTCAAAAACCAGTAAGAGTTCCAGGGGAAGAAGATGAAAACTCTATTCCTGGAAGCACTACACTATTAATTCCTATGACAGTAGAAGAGTTAATAGGTACAAAAGCTATAGTTTCAAATCAAATAGAGCAATGTAGAGTAAAAATGGTAGTTAGCGTTGGAGATAAAAAACTTTATGAACGTGTGTTACCTACTGAAGATTATCCTATTATTCCTTTAATGAATATACATCATAGAAATCCATTTCCAGAATCAGATGTTAGGCTATATAGACCTTTACAAGAATATATAAATAAAATTCGTTCATTAATTATTGCACACGCTAGTACAAGTACCAATGTTAAACTATTGATTCCAAGAGGTTCTGCTGATTTAAATCAAATAGAGCAAGAATGGAGTAAAGCAGGTACTAGTGTTATTGAGTTCGATGCAGAGTTAGGTGCACCGATTGTGGCTGGCCCAGTCCCACTACCAAATGAGCTTTATAAAAATGAAGCAGATGCCAAATATGACTTAGAATATGGATTTGGTATTTTTGAATTAATGCAAGGTAGTGGTAAAAGTGCACCATCGACATATAGAGGTACATTAGTTGTTGATGAGTTTGGTCAGCGTAGAATTAAATCTAGAAGAGATGATATAGAAGGAATGTTAAATCAGGTTGCTAAAGTAGCGATACCATTAATGCAGCAATTATACACAGAAGAAAAAGTAATTAGATTGGTACAACCTAACGGAACTGAAAAAGAAGAACGATTTAACTTCTACAAAGAAATAGAAAATGGAGACGTAAAACGTTTTCACGACATCGGTACTGGAAAGTACGATATTGTGGTAGTATCTGGTTCTACATTACCAACAAATAGAATGGCACTTTTAAACAATTACATGGATATGTACAAGATGGGATTAATTGACCAAGTAGAAGTATTGAAAAAATCAGAACTTGTAGATGTAGATGGCGTATTAGAACGAAGTGGACAAATGAAACAATTAATGCAACAAGTACAAATGTTGCAACAAGAATTAAAGAAAGTCAAGGGCGATTTACAAACTGCTCAACGTGAAGAAGTTCACGCTAAGAAACGACTAGAAGTAGAAAAATTCAGTGGAGAGTTAGATAAAGTATCTAACAGAGCTGATATGGCAACTACGCTTTATAAAGCAAGGTTGAACGATGCAAAACAACAGTTGATGAACTCTTCTCCTGGTGAAATGGATATCATGGAAAATGATATATTTGAACCACAAGAGGTAGAAGAGAGTTAACATAGGAGATAAAATGGAAGAAAATATAATGGACACAGTAAATGAGCAAGGAGCAGAAGGCGTAACGACTGAGCCAACTGCTACTTCAGATGACATTTTTAACGAAATATTTGGACAAGCACAAGAACAGGTTGCTCCTGTCGGCCAAGAAGTAGTTGAAGGTGAACCAACTGATACTCAAGTTACTATGGAACCAAAGAACGACCCTGACCAGTTTCAATACTGGCAAAGTCAAGCTGATAAGAGACAAGCAGAAGTAGATATGTTGAAATCACAAATGGCAGATGTTATGTCAAGAGTGAGTCAACCTACACCTGCTGCTCCAGTGGAGAAGGAAACAGTATTAGAAAAACCTGTTAAACCAACAAAACCAGCTGACTTCGACCGTTCTGAAGCTTTGACTGACCCTGATAGTGCATCAGCAAAGTACTTAGCAAAGCAAGAATCTTATTTGGAAGCTATGTCAGATTATGTAGCAAGTTCAAATGAAAGAGTCATGCAAACGATGACAAAGGCACAACAAGAACAAGAAGTAATAGCTAGGGACCAAAAGGTTATGCGAGACTTACAGTCTAAGTATAACTATACTCCTGAGCAAGCTAATGATTTTGTAGCTCAGATGTCATCACCAGATTCATTATCGTTAGATAATTTGGTGCAACTTCACCAACTGAGAATGAACACAGGTTCACAACAGGTTACACAGATAACCCCACAAGCTCAACAGAAAGCTGCAGTGATGAATCAACGTAATGAAAAACTAAGTATACCTAAACCTATCGGAGTACAGCCAGGAGCTAGTGACCAGTCGCCAACTAAAAACGTAGAAGATAAGATGATGGATGCGATGATTAGTAACTTTAACAAGCGTAATCCATTCTAATTTAAGGAGAAGGCAAAATGGCACAAGACGCAAACGGAATATTCTCACCTAGCATTGGTGTTACACCTCAAGGTGTTTCTATCAATGATAGTAGACGAATATTTAACTTCGGCGAGAGAGTCGCTGAATTAAACCCAGCTGCTTCACCTTTCTTCGCATATTTATCAAAAGTAGCTAAGAAACCTACAGATGACCCTGTATTTAAATTCTTAGAAAAAAGACATCAATGGCAAAGAAGAAACTTCTTTGTTAAAGCAGCAGATACTTTAACTGCTGACGCTACATGGGCAGCTTCAGAGTTTAATCTAAGCTCATTTGAAGTTGATGTTGATTACGATATTTATGGAAGAAAAGTAAGTGGCGGAGAATACAAAGCTGAATTTTTACAAGTAGGACAAATGATTGCTATGGAAGCAACAGCTACTTTATCAAGTACAGCATCACCAGTAATTGCATATTACAGAATTACAGGTGTAACACAAAACTCAACAGATACATCTATTAATGCAGAATATGTTAAAGCTGTGAAAACAGGTGTAGAAAATGGTGAGATATCAACTTATGCTAACACAGACACTTTGGTATTTGCAGACAATGCAAATGGACAAGTAATTGGTTCAGCATACTTAGAAGGCGATACAGCACCAGTGGGTGGTTGGAGAGATGAATTCTTCTCAAGAGAAGGATATGCTCAAATCTTCAAAACTGTTGTACCTCTATTTTCTGGTACTTCTTTAGCTACACGCTACAGAGGTGACGCTAACGAATACATGAGAGTATATCAAGAAAAACTTATGGAACATAAGATGGACATTGAGAATGCTTTACTATTCGGTTATGGTGTAACTGATGAAAGTTCAACAGACGCTGCACGTAAAACTTGGGGTATCTTACCATACACCGAAATTTACGGTAGAGTAAAAACATTTACTTATGCTTCATCAGGATATGATGACTTCGTAGATGCTATGTCAGATATTTTTGATGCAGAATCTGGTGCAGGTGGCAGTAAAATGGTACTTGCTTCACGTTCTATCATGAACTGGCTTAACAAATTAGGTGGTAGTTCTTTCTTAGGAAATACTATGAGTGCAGGCGTTGGAGTAGCAGCAGCTGGTGTACCAACATCATCACCATATGGTGTTTCTATTGATAAAGGACAATCACTGTTTAATGGTGTTAACGTAACACAAGTAGATACTTTATATGGTACTCTTAACTTTGTTATGGAACCACTATTAAGAGGTCCTTGGGCAAACCATGCTATTGTTGTTGACTTAAACAACGTAGCTTACAGACCACTAGCTGGTAATGGTGAGTCTAGAGATACTCAAATTATTACTAACATTCAAAACAACGATGTTGACGGCAGAAGAGACATGATTCTTACAGAAGCAGGTCTTGAAATTCAACTACCTGAAACACACGCTATTTTGAAATTTAGCTAATAGTTGAATACGGGGGAGTTGCAATATACTCCCCCAAAAAATTTTAAAGGAGAAAAATGAGTTTTCAAACAGATATAGAAGCAATAACAGGAAGTATTAGTTCTTATACTACAGAAGCTAATAGTTATTTAGTAGAAGGTGTAAAGTTTATTACTAAGTATGTAATGAATAATATGGATATTGAACCTAGATTAACACAAAGTTCTTCTAAAGACAATTCTACTCCTACACATTCTATGACAGATGTATTAAAGGTGTGTAGTGTTACTAGAAATGATGGTACAAGAAACAGAGAATGTTCTGAAATAAATTCTGCTGACAGAGATAACTATGCTGATATTAATAGTATTTATTATACTAGCAAGTTTGACCCAGTGTATTACATATTAGACAATACGTTAAATATTTTACCTACACCTACTGCTAGTGAAACTGCAAGTGTTGTACATATAACACCAGATAATTCTGTTTCAGTTAGTGAATCTACTATATCTAACTTTCCAACAGAATTAAATAGAGGAGTAGTATTGTATGCTTCACAACAAATGTTAAGAAAATTTTTAAATGTACGTAATACTACCTTAACTAATCTAAGTACTGGGTTAGATGATATAGACCCGCCTACTGGTGCTGATTTATTAACCGCAGTTAGCTATAGTGGACCAGGAAATGATGATGTTGGTGGTGGAGCAAGTGCTGGTACAGTTACAAATAGTACTGCTGTTACTGCTACAGGAAAAATATCTTTAGGTAGTGCACCTGCATACGATGGCACTATATCATCTTCTGTAGACTATACTACAGCTACTATTGGTGTTGATGCATTACTTACTTTAGAAGATGTAGAAATGGCTTCTATAGCATTAAATAAAGCTCAACAACAATTATCTGATTTTCAAACAGATATACAAAATGAATTAAATGAATTTAATGAAGCTAATACGGCATATCAGGCAAACATACAAGCAGAGTTAGATAAAGCACAAAGAGATTTACAAGCTAATATAGCAGATGCACAAAATGATTTAGCAGCAGCTAGAGAAACTGCACAACTTGCAACAAATGTTTCTATACAGAATCAAGCAGAAAAATCACAACGTTTGATACAGAATGCTATAAACACAATGCAAGCTATTGTAGCAGACAATCAAGACAACTTAGCTAAGTATTCTGCAGATTTAAATAAATATCAAGCTCAAGTAAATGAAGCAGTACAGGAATACCAGTTATCATTTCAAGAAGTGGTACAAGATTATAACTGGCTTGCACAACAATATCAGATAGTATCACAAGATTTAGTTACATTTTTACAACCATATATACCGATAGGAGTGCCAAATGAAGTTGCAGCAGATGATAGAGCAAGTTAAAAAACATCATCCAGAATTAAGCAGTAATGAAATTATTTTGATGTTAAATGAAGCACAAGATGAATTTAGTGCTAGAACTTTGGTATTAGAAGAAGCTACGCAATTTACTACAGTAGCAAACCAACGTTATTATGGATTAAAAGATAGTATACTAGAAATAAAGTCAGTGGACTTAACAGATGATTCAGGTAATGCTACAACAATTAAACGTCTACAAGGTAGACCTAAATATAGGGATTTAGATAATGTCTAATAATTATTCAAGAGTATATAATCGTTCTGTAAAAGAAAACGTATATTGGATTGAAAGAGATTCAATAGGATTAGCAGTATATGACCCGCTAGCAAGTGAGATAAATAGATTTGCAAGCTTAGATTCTGCAAAAACAGTAACATTGTTTTACTATAAAAAAGCTGACCATTTTAATACATTAGATAAAGCAGCTAGTGAAATGGATGAAACTAGTGAATTACCAGAACAATTTCATCAATACTTAGTAGATAGAGTTATACAAAAAGGGTATGAGTTTAAACCAGAGATGATTCAGATGGCTCCATACTTTGAAAGAAAATTTGAAAAAGGAATTAAAGAAGGTAAGATGTATGCTAATAGAGGGCGTATATCTGGAATGAGACAAGTAAGACAAACGAGTTATTAATGGCTAATAATTGGAAAGATGGAACATTTGGTTTACAGTTATTTGACAATGTAAATGGATATTTTGACGATTTAAATGATTCGTTTAACGATGATATAGAGTCAGTATTTACAGATAAAGAGTCATTGTTGACAACAACATTTACAGATAAGTCTACATTATTTACAACGACATACACAGATAAACCTTCTTTAAGTAATGTTGTGTATACTGATAAACCAACATTAAAAAATACAACATATATAGACAAACCAAGTCTGAATAACGAGACTTATGACGATAAGGGGATTAATGCATAATGGGTGGAAGTTTAACAAAACCAAATAGAATTAAAGATGTATATAAAAAAATAGTCTTTTATGATGATAACAAGTTTAAGGTAGATAACGGTTCTTCTGATGTAGTAATTACATCTGCAGAAAATTTTTCTGGCGACACAGAGCAAACATTAGTTAATAAAACAATTGACGCTGATAATAACACTATTTCTAACTTAGAAGTAGATAATTTAAAATCAGGTGTATTAGATACAGATTTAAGTTTGGTAGCTAGTACCGATACAACATTGCCTAGTGCTAAGGCAGTTAAAACTTATGTTGATGCATTAATAACAGCACAAGATTTAGACTTTCAAGCAGACACGGGTGGTGCATTATCTATTGACTTAGATAGTGAGTCATTATTAGTATCTGGAGGAACTGGAATTGACACTTCTGGCTCAGGAAATACAATTACGGTTGCCGTTGATAATACAATTGCAACAAAGACTTATGTAGATAGTCAAGTAACTGCACAAGATTTAGATTTTCAAGCAGATACAGGTGGAACATTAAGTATTGACCTCGACTCAGAGAGCTTTAGAATTGCTGGAGGGACTGGTATTGATACTAGTGGAGCTACTAACACTTTAACAGTTGCAATAGACTCTACAGTTGCTACACTTACAGGTACACAGACTCTAACAAACAAAACAATAGATGTTGATAATAATACTCTATCTAACATAGAAGTTGATAACTTAAAATCAGGTGTACTTGATACAGATTTAACAACTGTTGCAGCTACAGATACTACTCTTGCTTCTGCTAAAGCTATTAAAACTTATGTAGATGCACAAGTTACAGCACAAGATTTAGACTTTCAAGGAGATACAGGTGGAGTATTGTCAATAGACTTAGATAGTGAATCATTGACAGTATCTGGAGGGACAGGAGTTTCAACATCTGGTAGTGGTAATACCATTACTGTAAATACAGTAGATAGTGAAATAGACCACGATAGTTTAAATAACTATGATAGCGATGAACACGTAGCACATAGTTTTGTTACTTTAACAGCAGGTGCAGGACTAACTGGTGGTGGAGATATTACTACTAGTAGAGAATTTGCTGTAGGAGCTGGTACTGGTATTACAGTAAATGCAAATGATGTTGCTGTAGATACAAGCGTAATTGCTACAAGAAGTTATGTTGATGGACAAGTATCAACAGTAAATACTTTAGGAGAAATGACTGATGTGTCTTTAACGTCGTTAACAAATGGCGATTTATTGCAATATAATTCAAGTTCTTCAGAGTGGAACAATACAAACGAGATAGACGGGGGACCATTTACTGGTTCATAAAATAGGAGAAAAAAATGGCAAGTAATGTAATTAAAATGAAAAGAACTGCCTATAACGCATCAGGCGTACCTCAGGCAAGTGAGGTACAATACGGTGAATGGGCATGGAGTAATAATGATAGTAAAATGTATTTTACAGCTGCGGATACTTCAGATGGTAGCGATAGAATACTTTATATTAGAGATTTAATTCCTGATGCAGGTTCAGGTGGAAGTGGTTCTGCAAGAGGTAAAGCATCTTTTAATAATACTAATTTTACTGTTAGTACTGGTTATGTACAGATAGCTACAAATGGTGTATTGTCTAGTAATATTTCAGCTAATGCAGTTGTAACAGATAAAATACAAGACAATGCAGTTACTGCAGATAAAATTGTAGATAATATAGCATTACCTGGTAATTGTAGTGTAACAGGAGACTTTACTGTTGATGGAGATTTAACAGTAGATGGTACAGTAACTTCTGTAAATAGTACTGAAGTAACAATAAATGATAAAAATATTGTATTAGCAAACAATTTAAGTGGAGACCCATTAACAACAAGTACTTATACAGGTTCTGGTATTACTATTGGTACAAACGCTTCTGCACCAAAATTAACATGGAATACTGCTGCAAGTACAGATGCAGACTACTGGTTATTTAGTCACAAGACTAAAATTACTGGCGGTTTATATGAAACTGAAATTGACGGTGGCGACTTTACTGGAGCATAATAGATGTCTAATACTATTAAAATAAGAAGAGGGAGTGGTGTACCTACTGCAAGTGATTTTGCTGAATACGAATTAGCTTATGACTATACTGGTAACGACTTATATGTAAAAGTTGGTACTAATATGGTTAAGGTTAATTCTGAAGGTTCAGGTACAGTAACTAATGTAGTTGCTGGAAATGGTCTTTCTGGAGGTGGAACTGTTACTGCTACTTTAGATTTAGATTTTAGTGAATTAACAGATATGACTTCTGATATATCTGGTACTACTGAATTTATCTTACAGAACGGAACCACAGAATCACGTAAAGCAGCTAGTGAAATAAAGCTTACTGCTTTTGATGCAACAGGTTTTAGCATTGCTGGTACAGTAGATACAAGCGGTACTCCAGCAGCTAGTGAATATGCACGATTTACAGATAACAATACCATTGAAGGTAGAAGTTATTCTGCAGTTCGCAATGATTTAGGTCTTAATATTGGTAGCGATGTATTGGCTTACAATGCCGAACTTCAAACTATTGCAGATTTAAATCCAACTATTACTGAAGATGGTAAAGTATTATCTTGGAATGAAGGTAGTGAAGAATATGAATTAGTAAACCAATCATCTGGTACTATTACTTCTGTTCAAAGTATGACTAATAATTATGTTTTGACAGCTAGTGGTAGCACAACGCTTCAAGGTGAATCTAATCTTACTTTTAATGGTAGCTTGTTGAGTAATACTGGAGATATTAGAATCCTATCTGGTAGTTTAGGTGTAAATACAAATGCAAATAGTGCAAATGGTAGAATAGCAGCAACATCACACATTGAAGCAGGTGTAGGTAGTGGTGCTATTGGATTAACTATCAATGATGGTGGTGGTAACTCAAATGTTACATTTAACCATACTGGTAGAGTGCCAGAACAGAACGGACAAGCTGCAAGAATTGAAGTAAATACTGATGCTACCTCTGCAGAGGGAATAATGTATTTTGAATTGTCAAGTTCAGATGTTACTTCTGGCACTGCAATAACTTTACCAAATGCTATGACTCTTGCTCACGACTATATGGATATTCCATATAAGTTGAGACATATGGGAGATAGTGACACTTATATTCAATTTGACAACGATAGATTGAGAATGTATGCTGGTGGTACTTTAGTTATTGACTCTAATAATACTTATTTAACAGGTTCAGTAAATTTAGCTTCACAAGTTACAGGTACCCTACCTTTAACTAATGGCGGTACTGGTGCTACAAGTGCAGCTGGTGCTAGAGTTAACTTACAATTAGGTGATTTAGCATTGTTAGATAATGCATCTATATCTGATGTTACTGGT